ACTCCAAATACTGCGAGGCTTACGTTACATTGACAAGCGTTATGGATCACCTTGTAAGGCTTACAGGTTTGCTCTTAGAAAAGGACACTACTAAGATAGAGGACTGCTGAGAGTTACTTATCCTTTCGCTCAGCGTAAGATCGCCCCGCCTCGTGCGGGGCTTTCTTATTTCGTGGTGTCGAATTGTTAGTGATTTACTTTGTCAAGTCGTCTTGCTTTTCGGGAGTGTCGCCGTTCAAGGTAAGTAAAAAATCACCAGACCAAAAAGTGCGCTGAGTAGAATAGTCCCTGAGCCACAAAGTTTGTGGTCGAAAGGATAAGTATGAAACTAAAGAAAGTAAAAAGAGGAAGTTACCAATACAAGAACTACTGTATTGACTATCTTCCAGAGATAAAGATATGGAACGTCTCTTGCTGGCACTCTGCTGGCTGGCAGTTCAGGGCAGAGTTCAAGACCTTGCGTGAGTGCCGTGAGTGGCTAGTAAAGGAGCAGTCATAAATGGAGTGCTGTGACCATAGATGGAGTAAAAGATATTGCTTCTGTCATCGCTGCTTTGGATACGATCCAGAGTTTGCGGGTTATGAATGTGATGTCGAGAAAGAAAGAATGAAGAAAGACTAACCCTTATCAGTAGTATAGAAGCCTCCGCCTTTGAAAGATATGGCGGGGGCTTCATACTTTCTATTGACAGTCGAACCGCATTGAGGACAGTCGTAATCCACCTCAATATCGTGGATAGATCTGATGATGAGGAGGACATTGCCACAGGCAGGACATTCGTATTCGTATTTCATACTACTAACAACTCCACAGGGACACGCCACCCGTTGATTGAGGTGTCATAGAAATCATCTTTCATATAGTTATCTGCTCTAAACCAACCATAGATTTCCACACGTGAGAAGTATTCTTCATCAAGGACTTTAGTTCCATAGATAATACGACCAGCATCTTTAGTCCAGAAGGGGATAGCGCCATAGGTGCGAACAGTTCTTACTTCAAAGTCACCGACATCTGCTATCTCTTTGCGTTGAGTATGAAATCTATTGGGATACCAAGGGACATTCCAAGGCAAGTTATATTGGCGAGCAACCGCCCATTCAGAAACGTTGGCTCTGATATTGGCATAGAGTTCTGGCTCTAGGCGACCAGACTTCTTACCTTCTGCATAGTTAGGGCGATCAACGCTACCGAACTTAGTAAGCCAGCGTTCAACGCCAAGTGTGGTGCAGACACGTACTTCTTCTTGTGATAGTTCAACGATTATCCCCAAGGGCTGTCGCCTCCTATATTGTTTTGTAGTTTGCGTAGTGCTTGGGTACATCTACGATCAGCAGTAGAGATAGCACATTCCAGATACTCAGAGATGAGTTGGAGAGTGAGGTTGTCGTGGTAGCGAAGGCGAAGTATCTCTTGGTCTTGCTTCTCTAGTTTCTCGTAAGCCTTCTTGATATCTACCAGCATAGCCAGCAAGTTGCCACCTTCAGCAGGGGCAGAGGGCTTGCGAGGAGTACCATCATTGACAAGGATCTGACTCTGCTCTAAAGCAGTATCACTAATAACGCTCTTGATTACAAACGGCAGGAGTTGTGAGATAGTAACTGTGTCATAGTACGCCTCATCGTTGAGATGATAGCCAGACTTACTAGCCTTTTCTTTTCTAGCGTAACGCTCTAAGCATCTGCGTATCTGCCACGCTACTCGCTTCTCATTCCACTTACGCTGAACCTCATTCTCATCAGAGAGTAGTTCATTGAAGTTCTCAGCACGAGAAAGAACGAAAGCCCACGCCTCTTGGAGTAAGTCACCTCGCTCTGTGTATGCTCTGAATCTGCGGTGGATAGTGGTGACAACGCTAGGAACTAGGTCATCTAAGCAGGGGTGTAGTTGATTAGTCACGATGCCTCGCTAAGTATTCTAACGCTTTGATAAGAGTGAGTAGATCATCACCCATCAAACCAATAGCGCGATTGTGATTTGAGCAGAGAAGACCACGTACCTTTCCTGTCTTATGATCGTGGTCAATATCTAAAGCGCGTCTCTCGGTAGGCTTCTTGCCACATACATAGCAACCACCACCTTGTTCTTCGAGGATACGTTCATAATCAGGGACATCAATCCCATACATTCGTATCCGTGAGATGCGTTGTTCTTCGTAAGTTTTATTTCGGGTGCGTGGCATCGTATTGTTCGGCTCTCTTATTCATCATCTCTACGTAACGGGCAGCCTTCAACTTCTTTGCTTCTGCTATTTTCTTTCTGCGTAACGCCGCTTTATATGGAGTCCAGTCTTTCTTCTTAGTCATTATTACCCCTGACTATTTTTAGAGCAATCAACTTCATACCAAGAGCATTGAGTTTAGATAAATCAATATCAACAGCCTCAATCTCTTTGGCTATTTGCTCTCTGATTTCTTGCTCAGTCATTGGGTAGTTCAGGCCACTTCTTATCTAATACCATAATTGCAATAGCGGAATAGTTGAGCAAGTCTATGAAGGAGTCTCGGAGTGACTCGTTAGAGGGAGCGACCTTGCTATCAAGGAGGTTATTGATGCGAGCCACCTTGTCCCACATTCGCACCCTGAGTCCGTTGAGTGGGCCACCTGGACTGTGAGCGATGTTCTTTGGGCCGTAATCTTTATGCTTGCGTAGAAGCAGATTTCCTGCTGTGTCGAGGATTCTCCAGACATCTTTTACAAACTCCTCATCTACTTTCTTGCTGGCATCGGCTGGCAAGTTATCGTCCCAGCCTTGTAATCTATCGAGACTATTATCATCCCCATATCCATCAATAATCTGGCTGCCTCTTGGAGATCCTTTTTCTTGCTCACTCACTTCACTCCTCCTAATAGGGTTGATAACTCTTGTGGTCCGTGCTGTAAATAAAACTCATTGATATCCATACCAAGCGGTAAGTTTACTATCTGAGAGTTGATAACTTCAGACGCAACACGCTTGGAAAACTCTGCTCCTGGGTTAGTCCCGTCTTCTTTCAAATCATTATCGCCTACCACATAGACAGTATCAAAGCCCGTCAATAACTTGGCATAGTACGGCTTCCACGCAGCAACTCCTGGCACTCCCACTGCTGGAATACCCAAGATGCCAGAGATAATAACTGCATCTAACTCACCTTCAGTAATCACAATATGTGATGAGTCCACCGCTACATCAACCACGTTATACAGGTGCAACTTCTGCCCTGTTGGTTGCCCATACTTAGGCTTGCCATCATCTAATCTTCTAAACTTTACGCTGACTGCAATACCAAGAGCGGTGATATATGGAATGGATAGCCACCCAACAAACTGTTCGTGACCAGGTGCAGGATCCACAACAGTTCCCAACATAAACTGGTCTGCAACTTCCTTAGATATTCCACGTCCTTCGAGATACTTTAGCGTTGCCTCGTCTATGCCTTGACTGTAACGTGTGACCGCTTCCAGTAACAATTTCGACTGCTCGTTTGACTGCATCTTTGAACTCCAAGTTCTCCTTCTCCATCACAATAGCGACAGATGACCCACCCTTACCACAGGTATGACAGTAATATAAGTTGTCATACGTATTCATTACTGCACTACGCCGAGAGTCATCGTGGATACAACACTTGACGCTGGCGCTCTTACCCTCTCTTACTTCCCCACCATAGTAGGAAACGATTACTGCTACGGGGATTGCGTCTGCATCAACGGAGCCTTTACTCCTCTTCGGACGAACCACCCTGGACCAGTCTTGTGCTGGCATCCGCAGTCTCCTTTGCAATAGCCGTGTAGTTCTTCTGACTTCTCATACTTTCCTTGTGAGTTGAAGTCACCACCCACACTGCAGTCATCGCAAATCATTTGACTTCCTCGACAGTAGCATCAGGACCTAAAATGAATTCGTTGTACAAAACATTATCTCCAGTTTCATAAACATCTTGTGCAACTTGACACGCCTCATCCTCGTTGTGTGCTTCAACGTGTACTACTACGCGCCTTTTCATTATCAGTTCAACTTTATACTTTTTCTTTTTGTCATTCTTGCCATCTTTGGCAACCCATATCTCACTACTTGTTATCTGTCCTTGTGGTACTGGCATTGCTTGTCCTTTCTACTAACCATTGATCTAAGTCTTGGATAACCCAAGCCTTTTCTACTCCGTGTTGTCTGCGTTTGACTATAACGAAGGCAGGAGGAGTCGCAACCATCCCCCGTGCCTTCGCATAGTTCTTTGCTTCTACCTGTGCTTCGTCCCAGAAGGCAGGAAGATTCAGTGACTTGCGATTCTTACACTCTAGAATATAGGTCTGACCTGCGATTATGGTGACAATATCACCTTCGTCATTAGAGCCAGCCTTTGCAAGTCTTTCAGCAAAGTGACCTAGTTTGCGTAGATACTTCATCACATCGGTTTCAAACTTGGAACCTTTGACTTTGTTATAACTACTCAATGTGTCACCTGTAAGTTTTGATGGAGGTACGCCCGTCCTTGAGAGTCAGCATCACCTATCTGACACGCACCAAAGTTTGTAAATAGTGTTGCCCACCGTGAAGCATCAGCATAGTGAGGTCCAAACCGATTCTTCACGGCAGCAACCCGAAGCATTCCTTGGGAGGGGTCATAACCAAGGGTCAGAATGATGGCAGGTAATTGACTTACTTTGCCGTGTATGGCACGACGAGGAGGGGGCATCGTGGGAGATCCATACTCACTCTGTTCTGATACGTGATGAAGCACTAGCACACAGGCTTCGGTCTTGCGTGCCATATCGTGTAACTCCATCATAATTGCACGTAGTCCAGCCCATTCATTATCTGTTTCGGCTGCTACATTCATTAGGTTATCTATCACTATAAGTTCAGGTGCAATTCCATACAGTTCGATATACGCCTTTATCTCCATCTCGATATCATCGAGTGACGGACTGGAGTCAAAGACCCACTGTATGTTCTGCATCTTAGAAAGATACTCTTGGTAGTGACGTGGATTCTTTTGTAAATTAGTTTCAACTGTCAGTTGTGAATGACCTGACAGATGAGCAGCAGTACGGATCATTACAGTTGCAGTATCTGTATCTGCTGAGAAGAAGAGTGTTGGGATGTTGGCCTTTATCGCATAGACCAAAGCAAACATAGACTTACCTGCATTGGGTGCAGCAGCAACCATACAGACTTGTCCTCGTCTGAACTTTACATTGACATCAGTGGAGACAAGAGATTTCCATACATCGGGTAGGGGCGTAGCCTTGACGTTCGTGGATTGCCACGCACGAGAAAGTCTAAGCACTTCTCTCTTCCCTCTTTTCTGGTGGTGGTAGAACTATTCCAAGTTTTCTTCTTATTGTTTGACGCTGACGAGCAGTGAGTCCTCCCCACATACCGTAGCGTTCTTTATTGATTCCCCATTCAGCGCATTCAGTTCGGTGACGACAGTTTCCACAGATACGTTTAGCGAGATTGACGTTCTCGTTTTTTCCGTAACCAGATAGATCTTCTGGGAACCAGTAGTCGCCATCAACTTCCGCACAGAGAGGACTTTCGTACTCTCGTGGGTCGCGCACTTGGTTATCGAACCCAGATTGCGTCGCACTTGTCAGGCGCACCTTTCGGTGCAGCACACATCCAAGCCTTCCAAGGTCCTTTCGCACCGTTGCCAGTACGGAACTGCATCTGTCCGTGCTTACATTCAGGTGTCTGTCCTTCAACTACTTGCGGTTTTGCTGGTGCTGGTGAGAATCCACCAGATGATACGGGCGCAGCAGAACGAGCGCCTGAGAATGCTTGGCTAACGCTTCCAATAAGGGCGGAAAAGTCTTGCGCTGCAGTCAGCAGCGATTCTAGTTCCTCCTTGTTTGCAGCGTAGAGATTGATAAGAGTTCCATCTGGTGATTTGAAATTCACTTGGAACTTTGTTGATTCACTTGCAGCCACTATTTACCTCCATTATGTTTGACAGAAAGGCGCAGACTTTCTTTGCCTTCGGTTGTAGGAACGAAGCCCAGAAGTTCTTGGACTAATTCCTTATTCACTTGTTTGGCACCAGCCACAGCAGACCAACGAACCTCTACTCCTGTGTCTGTTACACCGACTACTCCAGATAGTTCTTCTTTCAAAGACTCTTTCTGTGCAGTCAATTCTTTTATTTGGTTATCTAATTGTAGATAGGTCAATGCCTTATCTGAAACTTCTCTGTTTTCGATTATCGGTAATTCAGTTTTTGTACGTTCTTTTTTTAGACCAACGCATCCCATCTCACCTGATGCGTCGTAGTATTTACAATAGAACTTACAGTAACTCTCATCCTTCTCTGGTTCTGGTGGAGTCTGTGACTCTTTGACACCAGCCAGCCAAGATAGGGCTTCAAGCGCAATGGAAGAATCGTACTTCTCAGAGTGGACCTTTACATCGCGCTCGTCACCGTCTCGTGGAATAGCCACAAGATGCACATTGTGGACCTTCCCCAATCCACTTTGTTCTATGAGGTATCCGTAAGTATGAACTTGCCAGCGTTGTTGCTGGCTTGGAAAATAGGTAAGGTTCTTCACCTTCACTGTCTTCCAATCAACTACATCTCCAGTTCCTGGGATGTAGAGATCTACGTGTGCTTTCATTCCGTTATGTTCAACGGTCTGCTCTATCAAAACTTCTTTGTTATCTTCTAGTGCTTTCTCAATAGCACCGTGAATGGCTGTACCCATAATGGCAGCCAACTTCATCTCGTTCTCATTAGTCTCAGGCTGGTTGTTCAACTTGTACCAAACCTTACGACGGCAGCCACCTAACTCTGATGGACCAACCTGCACTTGAGTGGAACGTGGTCGCTTATTCTCGCGCTCGTGTAGAGCCTTGATAAGTAACTCTTTTGGATCTATTGCCACTGTGCTTTTTCCCATCGTGTTATTGTGATGTTGAATAATATCAAATCTATCTGACAAATTCTAGCCACTACATCGAATGGAATACTGCTATATTCGTGGTAGTAATTGATACCAAAGCCCCAGTTTTGCAGGCTATTAGGATTGAAGTAGATACTCCAATGTGTGAAATCTGTTCTCACGATAACTCCCTCATTTGAGTTACCAACTGTATTGGAGGACAAGTATTGATGTCCAGCATTGAAGCAATCTGAACGGCTTTCTCGGCGTGTTGCTCTACATTACCAATAGTGAGACGACCCATACGATCATAAAGATAACCGAGAGCATAAGCACCGCCACTGCCGATTCCATAAATCTTGTGATCAGATTTGATGAAAGATAAGTCCGTCGCGATATGGAATACATTCCCATCAAACGCGACAATGTAGTCGAATCCTGATTCTTTATCTTTCGACGCTTCATACGGGTCATATCCATTCTCTTTGAATGCCGCGAGTATGGACGGCATTACTTTCTTACCCATCCACTGGACGGGATCTGCTCCTTTGTAGGTGGGCGGAGTCCAGTTATAGGCGAGGATATCTCCTGGCCTAGCATCTCCGACAAGACCTAGTAGATACTTACCCACGTGAATAATCTTGGGAGTGGAACTACTAATAGTTCGCAGGTTATCTTCAGTTATCTGACTATCTGCTGCTAGAACTGCTCTGTCTTCTAGTTCAATCGCTACTAATGTGGTCACTGGATAATGGTAATGGAAGATACGGCGTGTCGCGCCAGCGACACTCTGGTGGATTATTACAATATGAGCCGAAGGCGAATAAACGGCACCTCACGGTGCCGAGGCCGAAGGCCGAGAGGCGACCGACCTCAAGGAGGGAGCCGTGCAGAGAATGTGGTTCCGTCTACTTCGGCTGCTGAAATATAGAGAGAGCCTACCACCAATCACTGCTGCTGATTTACGCAGTCTTGGTCCTACCCACGCCTGTACTTGTGGCTGTACTATCTTCAATGTCTTTGCTCAGTTCGACGACTACAACATATCCTGGTGGGCGCTAGATGCTACCTGTGCTAACTGTGGCAACCTAGTTCGTATCCCTTGTCCTGTGGATAAAGAAGAAAATAGTTTTTAGGCAACAAAAAAGAGGCCCCATCACCTTTCGGTGACAGGGCCATTGCCTCGCGCTATCTACAAACTACGCTGCTCCGCGACCAAAATCTTTAGCCGATGGATCGAGCCACTTGAGTACTGGACCTAAGAAGCCAGCAAGTGCTGCTGCTCCAAGGGTCTTTACATCAGTTTCTCCTGCTAGGTAAAGTGCAATAGCAGCGGAGGCTGCAGCACGAAACCACGTAAGCGATACTTGCTTGAGTGTTTCCATTAGTTGCCTTTCTTTTGTTTGCTGTGAACCTTGCAGCAGGTGCAAAGTGGTGTCAAATTTGATACCAAATTAGCACCTTCTGCCACCTTCTTCTTGGGCTGAGGCTGTAGGGCAGCCTTGACCTGATTCACAACTTTAGGTTGATTCATCCACCAGAACCAAGGGCTAGTGTCATCAGCGCTATCAGCGTTGATAGAAATATGAAGATGCTTATTGTGTGGATTACTGCCAGTATAAACGCGATTACCAGACTTAGCCTTGTCGCGTGACCAAATTTTACCAGCGAAGATAAGGTAGGAAACCCTGTTATCCTCTTTAAGTTTTTCAAATATCTCGGCACAGTTAATACCTGCCTTTGGATCGTGGGTCAGGTCTACTGCAAGTCCCATGTTGTGATCTGAGTTAGGACTTGCCTTGATGTGAGCCTTGCTTGGTAATAGTCCATCCGATAGTTTGTTGCGCTTCGGAGCAAGCGCAGTTGCCTGCCGAAGAACGGCAATAGCAGCAGGTGTTGCACGTTTTGCAACAGGTTTCATTCGTCACTTCCTCAATGCTTCCTTGACCAACTCGGTAAGTAAATCTACTTTTTCTTCTAGAGCGTTTACTTTGTCTTTCAAAGATGACCCACCATTGGGTTTGAGTTCATACAGGTAGTGCTTTACAAGCCACCTTACAAGGCCTAGAAAGGCCATTACAAGGGTTGTTGCAGAGACGGCAAGGCCTGCCCATTCGGTAGGGGTCATTGATGGCTCCTATACAGATCTAATGGTTGCGACTAACAATCCTCCGAAACCAGAGAATCGCTTATCTGAAGGTGTACGGTTGATGAAATCAAGTTCTTCTATGATTCCAATGAACGACTCTCCTGTGCGGAAGTCGTCAATCCTGATGGTATCTCCATTACTTTCAATGGCTTCAAGGTCAGTCATACGATCATACGCTCTACCCTCGTATCCCACTTCTACGCCGAACTTATCTGACTCTCTATCAAAGCAGGCTAGTGGGTATTGAATAAGACGCTGGCGCGGTACTGATGGCAGAGACTTCAACTGGTATCCAGTAAATATTGGACCCTGAGTATTGTCTGTGGTGGAACGAGTTAAGGTAAATGAGAAGCCTAGATACTCTTGCGGTAGCGCTGGATAAGAGATGGTCACTTCTGGGACATCTTGTCCTTGAGTAAAGGAACCAATCGAATACTCTGTTCCTACTCCGTCAATGCTTTTGATAGTAAGACCACCATTGGTGGTATCAATACGAGCCTGAAGTAGTTTGAATATCTTGTTCTCTAATGTGTTGTAACGGACATAGCCAGTCTGGAGATATCCAGATGATACAAGTCTTGATGCTGATTCAATATAGACAGCGCCATTAGTTACCTTGTAGTTTGTTGTAAAGGCTAGGCGGTCTGTTCCGTTGATAAAGGCACAGGCAGTTGTCTCACGGGTGGTATCACCTGTTGCAGCGTATGTGTCATAAGCATACGGAAATACCAGTGGAGCAATCTGTGTAGATAGGTCAATGCGGATAGTTCCTGGTTCATCTTCTACACCCGTTGCAGCCCACGCAAACTTATCTCTGAACGCAAAGTCATAGACAGGTTGATTGTTCTCCCAAATCAAAGGACCATAGGCTAGAGATCCATCATCAGATACTGCAGCCACTCGGATGCCTTTGGTGGTACCGATGAGCATATAGCCAAGGTAGTAAGCAATCTTGTAGATGCGCTCACCACTAGGCATTTCAGCAGCAGTAATAGCGCTGGTCAGGGTAGGCATCGTTCCATTAGATGCCAATGTGAACTTCTGGATATTGGATTGAGTACCAGAAAAGCCAGTGACATAGATAGCAGCGCCGCTTGATGTGATGCTGGTATAGGTAAAGTCATCTACTGGGTGGGTATAGACAGCAGTAGGTAGGGCAGTTGCTGTCGTAGAAATCTCATAAACCTTATTGTTGATACAGGCAACGATACGTTCCTTGGTGAACTCCATTACCGCATTGGTAACAGTGACAGCAGTGGTATCAAACATCATCGTTGGCGATACACCAGAGTAATCGCTGAGTAACTTCTTATACATCGTCATCTTGGTAACGCCGCCGCTGGTTACGTTAGTAACCCAATAGCAGTACACACCATCATCGCAGTAGGCATACACCTTGTCATCGGTACCAGAGTTGTAGTCCACAAAGTGCTGGACATCGCTTGTGACAGTACCTGTAGACGGTGTAGAGGTTACGTTAGAGGCAGTCTTGGCATAAGTAAAGGTAGTTGTAGTAGGCACTGAGGCAATGGTGTAGGTACCATTGAAAGTAGCATCTACGCCTGTTACATCAATCTCCATACCTACCGCTAGGCCGTGTGCAGCGCTGGTTGTCAATGTAGCCACATTGGAAGTCAGGGCTTTGTTAGAGACAGTTGCAGTAATGGTTGGATATATCTTGTCAATGTCATAGCCATCAAGCATTAGGCAGCCGAGGAAGGTGTTATTGGTGGTAGCACCTGTATAAGCCAACTGTTCCCATTGGATAGAGCGTAGGAACTGCTGTGGTCTAAGGTTGGTATTAAGATCAGCGGTAGTTACGTGGGTAGCATCCACATCTAGAATCAGTGTGGCTTGTCCCTTGGTCCAGACATCAATGCCCTTGGACTCTGTGTATTGGAAGCGTAGCGACTCATCTTGAGCAGGCTCAAAGTATTTGATGCCCTGACCTAGGTGGAATGATGACTGAGATCTGAACCACCAGCCAGTGAGCGACTGCTCACCAGCCTCACGGGTCTGGTCATACTGTTGCTTACGGTACTGAGCGGTGACACGACGATAAGGTGACTCGTCAGATGACATCAAGAAGAATGGTTGACCATTGATGGCTACATCGTAGGCCTCGTTGGTAGAGGTGTACTGGACAGCACTCTGTGGGTTTGACAACGGGTATGGAATCGGATCCGTAATATCAGCACCGTAGGCCACTGCTTCTCCTTTGATCTATAAAAGTAAATGAGCCGTTTAACGACAATGCTCAGGTCGTACTGCTAGATAGAGGTCCAACCTCTGATACTGCCGCCCTCTACAGGGCATTTGAAAGGTAAATGTTTGCCATCGGCAATCCATTGACGGTGGGCTGCATTGTGGGCAGCCCAATCTATGTCGCTAGTCATACTCCTATTAGAGTGTTCCGCCTAGTTCCTTTTGGGCTTCTAGTTCGTCCCAAGTGGATTTGAGCATAGAGGTGAAAGAACCATCGCCGTTGTCAACAATGACGTGTTCCATTCCTTTGTCATCTGTAATTATTTCATAGTTCATTATTATAACTCCGCACTAAATCCGAGGTAAGCGCTCGCGCTGTTTGCTCCTCGTAATTCATAAGGTCTGTATTGGGTTAGTCCAGATGCGACTACTGGAACGATTGCTGCGTTAGTCGGATTATTCATTGCACCTGAAAGAGTTATTGAGGTGACCGCTGTGCTGGTCACAAAATCAGTTAGTTGAAGCGTTGAATAATCTACTGAAGTTGCCGCAACTCTCATTGTAACTGGATGCTTGATTGGGAAAACTGTATTTGTTGTTGAATAAGCCATTCCAATTCCATATAACGCTTCAAGAATTGTCGCATCGCAAGACTGTCTCCAGTAATACCTCTGGCAAGCGGCTAACTCCCCTGCGAGTGTGTTCATTGCCCTACGGAAAGGCAAGGCTACAGAACCCATATCAATCTGAACACCAGTGATTTCAAAGAAGTCTGCTGCTCCTGCGGTTCCTGTTGGCGTATAGGTAAAAAGTAAAGACAATTCGGTAGCAGTTGAAGCGATAGTTCCAGTAAGGGTGAACCTCTGCCACGTTGTCGTTAACGTAAATGTGCTGCTTAGAGGATATGCAACGCCTGTATAACCAGCGGTCAATACGTTTTGGTCTGTTCCAGTACCTGTAATAAGTTGTCCAGTTAGAAGGCTGGATGTTGAAGAAAAGTTTGCTCCGCTTCTTGCATAAAAAGATAGAGTTACTGTTTTACCTGCAAGAGGTATTGAGTTGACAGTTTCAAAGGGATTACAAATACGAATGTCTGTTGTGTTGGTACTTCCAGAATCTCTTTGCACTCTAGCGCAGTACTGGATATTTGGTAGGTTTGTTGTATCGCCTGTTGCCTGACGGCTTACAGTTTGACCTGTAGCGTTTCTAGCATTGAACCATCTATCAGCAGTATAAGAAGCAGAACCGTTGCTTGCAATAGCAATAGAAGTACCCCTCTGCCAAATATCAAAGGCACCATTGATGACTGGATTAGAGGCAGCAGGTGTATTACCTAACTGTGATGCCTGTCCATAGGCTCGTGTGATTGGCATTAGTTACCTCCAGTAGGTTCATCTAGGTTAAGAACCAAATTAACTTCTTCTTCACTTAATCCTAATTTAGTTAGGACAGCCTTACGAGCATCAATCTTGCTCTGAATCTCAGCCTTAATTCTATCTGCTGAAGCCTTTAATTCATCGCGCATAACCTCAAATGCCACAGCCTCGTCAGCGACCAAAACCTTAACTTCATCGCCAATTTGAATTTTAATTTCTTCAGATGTTGTAGCCATAAACATAAACCCTTCCTGTCATTGTGCCTGAACTCGGAATAAATGACATTGAATCATAGGCAGAAGCGGTATCAATACGCCCTGAACCTTTAATGTATTTCCACACACCAGCAGATGTGTATTGAATAGAATCAACAAAATACCATTTTTTAATGGTGACATTGGGTTTGAACAGAGTCATCTTCATTTGATAATTTGTCGCTGAATTGACATCGCCCACTTGAATTGATGTGTTGCTTGTAGCCGCACTATTCGCTGATGCACTTCCGCCTGATGCTGACAATTCTTGGTATAGATATTGTCCATCTGTATAATCGGTTGATCCTGAACGCAAACGAGCGCCCAAAGTGTTGTTCGCGCTAAAAGCGGTTACATCAAGAATGATTTCGTAATTGTTATAAGTTGCACTGAAAGTATTGGCTGGTAATGAGTATGAGGAAACTGTTGTAAAAGCCTGATTTGTAATCAAAGTTAATCCGCCAGAAGCAGCACCCCACGCAGGAACACCACCAGATACAGTCAATACCTGACCCGTGCTACCAATCCCAAGACGAGCAGGGGTATTAGCAGCAGATGCGTAGATGATGTCGCCAGTGGTAGTAGTCAATGTGTTGTTGATGAACTTACCATTAGCAACTGTCTGTGTATAAGTATCTGTTAGTGGGATTGTCTGGTTAGCAAATACTTCAATGATGTCGCCAGCAACAGTAGCCGTCGTCAGTGTGATCGTAGTGCCATTGGTAGCGGTGTAGTCATTACCGCGTGAGAGCAATACACCGTTCTGATATACAGCCTCATAGCCTACTGAGTAGACCAGTGATACTGAGTTGTCGTCTAGTCCAGACAGGCTGGTAGTACCAGCAGCAGGTGCCTTAGACCAGCGAGTAGTCAGTACTGGTGTAGTACCTATTCTTCCTGTTGCCATTTAGTTTCCTCCCAGTGCTGCTTTGAGTTCTTCAAGTGAAAGCCCAACGCTTGCTAGTTTATCTTCTACGGAAAGTTTCGGAGCGACAATTGTACCATTGTGATTGGCTACTACTTCATTTGCTTTTGATAAAAATTCTTCATCAATATTTAGAAATAAATCCTCACCAACAACATAAATATCATTCAAATCGTTGAAGGAACCTTTCAACTGTATGCCCTCTTCAGCCAATTCAATTCTAAGTTCTGCACCATTCAAATTTTCAGGTTTATTAAATTTAATCACATTATGCTCCTAAGAAAATGCAACCGAAAGCCGAATCTGTCAAACCACCTTCAAGATTTAAGTTTCCGCCAGAACTTTGATAAACTATGTGTTCTACATAATCACCAGCACTCAAACTGTAAATGTCTGAATATGTGAAAATTGTACTATCACCCGACAATTGTCCAATACATCGCAAAGCATTGTAACTACTCGTGTTGTTGATTTTGAATTGTCCAAATCTAGCACCCGTTGCGGAATTAGCCCATCGCACTTTTGCATAAAAAAGATACTTACCGCCTTTGCCCGTTGGAATCGTTAATCTTGTAGTATTGGTAACAGTGTCGTGAAAACCATCGGTGTCAAAAGTTTCATTATTGTAATCTACTGCCGTTAAAGTGCCATTAGCAATTGTTTTATCAGAGCCTCTATATGCATACGCTCCAACAAAAGAAGAGGAAACAGAACCCCAAGCAAGTCCTGTTGCGGTACTGGAGTCAGCCTTGAGGACCTGTCCGTTGCTACCCACGGCAAGACGAGCAGGGGTGTCCCCCGCAGTAGCCGTAAGTAAATCCCCTTTAGCATCAAAGATGGTAGGTTGTATTGCGGTATCACCCGCACCTAATCTTCCTGTTGACATATTATGAAATCTCCGATCCGAAGGCTGCGAAGGACATCGTTGCGCTTGAGGAGTACACAGTGATTACATCTGTTGCTCCAAGGGTCAAGCCAAGAGTCAAAGTATCTGAGGTATTAGCAGGTAGGCTAATGTCGTATGCGACATATTGGCTTGCTGCTAAAGCAGCGCCAGCCACACGTACAGCAATACGATAGGTAGCAGCAGTTGCTGCTTGGTTACAGACAGTAACTGTTGAAACGATTGCTTGGGTTGCAGCAGGTACTGTGTAGAGTGATGTTGCAGTTGTCGCACTTGGGTTAGATTGACCAAGCACCTTGTAGTTTGTTGCCATTCTTTTTCTTTCTCCTTAGTTAGTGTTGGTTATCCACCCATTAGCATCAAGCCAGAGACGGTTCCACCTGAACCGCTATCTAGCCCTGCTTCAAAGGCGTTGAGATCATCTGAGGTTAGAACGTGTTTGACTGTGGCACCAGCGCTATGAGCAATCTGGCTAGTTCCTGCTCGTCCACGAACAATGGTGAATGTATCTGAGGATACTGCAGTGATGAAGACAATCTCTTCACTGGTGGTATCTGGGTCTAGCGCAACTGTGAACTGGTCTACGTTGCCTGCTGCCAAGGTAACTCCACCAAGGAGGGCAGAGCCAGTACCAGAGGCAACGGTCATAGAAGTCACGCTGGAATTGATTCCAGATGCCAGCGTTGTCTCAACGCTAGTCGAACTGAATTTACGTGTCATTGGCCTTCCTTATTTGGTGTAGTGAATACGGATTGGGAATTTGTCTTGTAACTTCAACGCTTCCTCCTGTAGTCGCTGTTGGAACAGAGCAAAGACATAACGAGAAGCAGATGCACCAGAGTTGTATGGGTTCTTGGTGTCATTGAGATCAGCCTCAGCGCTAGATAGATTTATACGTCCAGCGTCAAGGAAAGTGAGTAACTTGTAGCAGGCACCAAGAACAGTGACATCATAAGTGCTTGCAGGAAGACCAGTAACATCTTCATAATCGTCGGTATTAGCATCAAGGGTATTGGGTTCTGTTGTATACCAGACTTGAACTGTACGTCCAGGTTGAATGTTCTCATAGATGTTGATGGTGTTGTTAGTGTTGAAGGTTGAGGCATTTGCCATCGGATCTGCTCTCCAGCGGTTTACTGGAAGCCATTCTTCAGATGAACCAGTGGTCTGCCACGATACAAACAGAATTGCCTCTAGGTCATCTGGTAGCGGATAGGTTGTCTGTGCTGCATTGAAAGTAAATGTTGTTGATGATACTGACCACAACTTCGGATAATACGAGTTGATAGTGTCGTTGATAGCCTTCTTGATGGAGTTACGTGGGAAGGTTGGAGCCAAGGTAACTTGGGCATATTGTGCGTGTGGTGCTGCAGTAGTTCCCATATAGCCACGACCAAAGCCTGGGGCTACAGTCATTGTGTTAGTTGCTTTATCGAATCTATCTACCCAGATAAGTTCATCATCGATTTCGATAATACCTTTAGCAAGGTTGTCGGCTGAGCCAACAGTGATTGCACTAGAAGTGGTCGTTAAACCAGCAGCGTTTGTTACATAAGTAATGCGGTCTTGACGTAGCGTATAACCAATGAGGTTAGACTTAACATCATCCACCATCTCGCTTAGTGTTGGCATTGTTTCCTTCCGTATACCAGCCATCTTCCCAGAGCGTCATTAGTCTCTGGAAATAGTATTCATATTGCTTCGCAATGACATCTACGGAGTAGAGCGATACTGCTCTATCCCTGATTGCCTTGCGATCTAAGTTCTTGACGTTCTGTGTTGCCAAGATAAACTCTTCTACATTGCGGCATCGATACCCTGTCACACCTTGTACGACAGTTTCGGTAAATGCACCCCAGTCTGTAGTAATGACTGGAGTTCCGCAGGCTTGTGACTCAATGTTCACATTACCAAATGGTTCTATGTAGAGCGTAGGTACAAATGTTGCTATCGCTCCACCCATTAACTCTGCACGCTTCTCAGGTCCTACTGCACCTAGATACTCGCCATAGTTTGGTATGTGATTACCAGGACCTGCCATAACTAACTTAGCGCCAATGGTCTTGCAGATGTGCGCTGCAATGTCCACGCCTTTGCGTGGAATCATTCGACCTATGTAGAGGTAATAATCTCCATCGCCTTTGCCTAGCGGAAACATCTCAGGATCTAGATACCCTGGAATGACCGCATCAAAGAATGAACCATCTGCTGTTGCTGCATCTCTATGTTGAGCGTAGATGCTGTGCATCCAAGCGTAGGATTCAAATACTCGGTAGTTAGAAAATACTCCAGAGTATCCAACACCGAACTCTACGACCATCATTCCTGGTAGAGCCAGTGCTATTGGTTGATGTGAGCCACCACCGATAACGCATACAAAGTCTTTTTGTTCTGCTCGCTTGCGTATCTCATCGGCAGCCTTCTTATTAAACTTCTGCCAGTGAGGTAACTTGTAATCAAACGGTGCTTCTACGTATGGTCTATTACCTACAACGATGCGTCGTTGTGTCTCAGTAATGCAAGGGATAAGTTCATCTACCTCTGCTTCGTTTTCTTCGCCAGCGTAGAGATAGACTGTATGGCCTAAGCCCTTCATCATATTGCAGAATCTGCGTACCTTTTCGGTGTACGCACACCCTGCGAATTCTTTAGTTACTTGGGTATGTGGTAGTGATACAACGTGAAATCTCATAAGGAGATTATCACATACCACCTAAGAATAACGAGACAGGAATCGCGTCTGCTCCAGGACCAGTTGCACCTGTTGCACCTGTTGGTCCAGTAGATCCAGTAACTCCTTGAGGACCAGTTGCTCCTATTGGTCCAGTTGGACCAGTTGGTCCTGTGGCTCCAACATCTCCTGCAGGTCCTTGTGGTCCTGTAGGTCCAGTTGCTCCAACTGGGCCAGTTGCTCCAGTAGCACCGACATCACCAGCAGGGCCAGCAGGACCAGTGGGACCAGTGACACCAATAGGGCCAGTAGCACCTGTTACTCCTTGATCTCCTTGTGGGCCAGTCGCACCGACTGGACCTGTTGCTCCCGCAGGACCCGTAGGTCCTGTAACACCGTCAATACCTTGTGGGCCTTGAGGCCCTGTAGGGCCTGTAGCGCCAACAGGACCTGTCGCTCCAACATCGCCTTGCACTCCTTGCGGTCCAGTGGCTCCAACGGGGCCTGTAGGCCCTGTAGGACCCGTTACACCAGTATCTCCTACTGGTCCTGTCGCTCCTGTTGCACCTGTAACACCAATCGGTCCAGTCGCTCCGACTGGTCCTGTAGCACCTGCAGGTCCTGTCGGACCTGTTGCTCCCTCTGGTCCCGTAGCGCCTGTAGTGCCTGTGGGTCCTGTTGCACCCACTGGGCCTGTCGCACCCGTCGGACCTTCAGCGCCTGTGGCACCAGTCGGTCCAGTACTTCCTGTAACACCTGTTGCTCCTGTTGCTCCTGTGGCACCTGTAGCACCAGTAGCACCAGTACCTGTAGGGCCAGTAGGTCCTGTCGGTCCTGTCGGACCTGTGGCACCTTGACCACCTTGTGGACCTTGATCTGCTGAGAACTCTACCGCTACTTGCGGAGTGATGTTCTCAATTACGATAATAGTACTCACGTAGTCACCGCCGCAGTCACAATAAATTTACCTTCAAGGATTCTTGTAATGGTAGAACCTGAATCTAAAACTAAATCATAGGCATATCGACCAGCAGCGATATTGCCTGTAATGGTGGAACTCAAGGTCACATTGATGCGACCATTGCTTTCGTCTAGGGTCATACGACCATTAGCAGTAGAGGCAACGACAGTAGTTGTAGATGCGCCAACAAAAGGGCGCACTGTCATTGTGCCTGTGTAGCCAGCAAGATTCCAAGGAGTTGTGTCATTGAGAATCTGAAACTGAAATTCAAATGTAGTTGCCTGGTCGCAGACCAGATTGTATTTAGCACTCAAGATGAGATTCCTCTGAGAGCCTGCGCTGCAGCCAATCCAGAAGTAGAAGCGAGATAATTACATACCCCAGTAAAATCCAACCACTTACTTTTGTCAGTGATGCCAGCAATCTCATTGAGGACTCCTACGGTATCTGTAACTGTAGTGGTCACTGTACGAGCCGTAGCCCATTGCTGGGCTGCTAGTGCCATATCAACCATCTCGCTCATCAAGCGATAGGTTCCACCATTTGCTAGGCGATTCAACTCATCGTTGAGAGTTGTGCCATACACTCCTAGTGCCACTATCTACTCCTTACTTTTTCTTTTTTGCTACTGCTGCGTTATCTACCAAGTTTGGATATGGACGACCAGCAGCCTTAGCACGCTTCTTAGCGGCGCTCTTCTGCGCTGGTGTCAGTTTCTTTGATGTCTTCTTAGGATTCTTTGTATCCCAAAATGCTTTCTTCTTCACCACTTCACCTTATCTGCCCAATATGCGGCGCTCATTTTGCCTTTGGCAATGTTCTTTGCGTGACGTGCTTTGAATGATTTCTGTCTAGCAGTAGGTTGTCTATCGCCTGTTACGCCTTGTTGTCCGAATCGGATAGTCTTGACTTGACTTCCTTCTTTGGCAACGACGACGTGGCTCTTAGTTGGGTGAGAAGGCGTACGCTTGGGTTTGTTGAAGCCCGCAACGCCAGCACGTGCCAAACGCGGATCACGCTTTCTTTTGCTTTCCATACTCTCCATACTTTCCTAGAACTGCACGAATCGTGCCATTCTTGTTGAGTCTGACAACCATTCCGTCTTTGATGATGACAGAGTTGAACTTCTCGCGTCGGCGGTATTGACCCGACGACATTACTTCTTCTTAGCCTTCTTCTTAGCCTTGGACATTCCTGCTTCAGACAAAGCGATAGCAATAGCCTGCTTCTTAGACTTTACAACTGGTCCTTTTTTGCCTGAATGAAGGGTTCCACCTTTGAACTCACGCATTACTTTGGCAACCTTCTTAGCGCCTTTGGTTTTCTTCATTACTTCTTACCAATCTTCTTTGGTGGTGACTTCTTTGTTGGCTTGGTGTATCCCATACCTGGCATAATTACATCATAGTCAGGTGGAAGTTTTGGCTTTTTGCCTTTGATTACAGGCTTCTTCTTCATCGCCATATTACTTGCCCTGCTTTGGTGCTGGCTTGCCCATTGCGCCTGACATCAATTTGTCATAGGTCATAAATGGCTTGTCGTTTGTATCGCTAGGCCAAGGTAGGAAGTCTTCTTCCATCTCGTACTGTGCTGGATCGTTGGCTGGCATTTAGTTCTCCTTGAGTGTCATTGTGTTTCCATCGAAGGCTTTACCAGTCTCGTTGGAAAACTTCATTGCGGCATCTATATCTTTTTGCTTGGTGGAGATTGGTTCAACTCCCTGACGTACCGCGTCGTAGTAGGAGTTGACTTCTTTGTCCCATTTGATTTCTTTGGTCTTATCCCAATGTTGCCGAGTAGGGAAGCACCCTGCAAAGTTAGGCATATTGATTGCTCTGATCATCTCGTTATCGCAGGTAGAGCAAATTTCTTTTCTTTCAAACTCTGCGTAAGACTTTGATATCTCTTCTTGCACTTCGCAGGTCTGGCAAATGTAATCGTATCGTGGCATCAGATTTGTGTAAGGTAGGAGGAATAGCCTGCATCAATAAAGATTTGGGCTTCGGCATCGCTAATAATAGACTCAGTACCACCAAGGTAGTACGAATCAGCAGCAGCCAGCGTGTCTTGGCTTGGTGTCTGTTCTACAGTCACTGTCGTTCCATTGACGATAAATGTATAACCACGTGGAATATCTGTTAGAAATGGATTAGTAGTTCCAGTGATTGAACCACCAGTAATAGGCTTACCAGCAAGACGAGAGTATTTATCGTGGACATCAAATGATGCGCCCCACGTTTCCCAACGCCAAGGTGTTGTAAGTCTGTAACTCATTTCTTCCTTTCCTAATTTATTCACCACCAGGCAGGGTTGCCCCTGCCCGATAGACAACAAACTAGTTGATTGTTGTAGCAGTCTCGATGCGATAAAGCGCTGCTTCACGGAGGCGGTTCCAGCCACCGAAGAGGTACCAGCCGATGGTGCGGAAACGACGGAGTGCGTCGATTTCTGGACCGATAACGACTGAAGTATCTTGAGCAAGTGCTTCAGCGAGTGCTTCACGACCAGCAACAACTGCCTTGTAAACAACGACAGAAGATGCGTTGGTCTCGGATGGAACGCGAGGTGTCTCAACGATGTAAGCACCTTCAAGCGCTCCGACTGCACCTGCGACGAACGGAGTGCGCTCGACGTACTTGGTGAGTTCTTGGAATCCACCAGTTCCCGCTTCAGCGCGGAGATCCGCAGACTGACGTGGGTGTAGGTATGCAGCATAGAGTTCGCCAATACGTGGTACAGCCTTGTTGGTACGAAGTTGTACAACAGCCTTACGGATAAGAGCAGTTGTCATTGTGCCAGATGCTGTAACAGATGCGGTACCAGTTGCGGTTCCGCCGTAGAGAGCATTTGATCCACCAGTCAAGACGGATGCTACAACGGTGTCGATTGAATCTGCAGCGTTGTAAGCGATGATGTCAGCGAGTGCTGAATCTACGTCGTTGAAAGAAGTGAGGTTCAACTTCTTGGTGGTTGTTACGGCTGAGCCGTATTCATTGAGTGTAACAGTAACCTGTGATGGGTTACCAAGTGCGATTGAGGAAACATCAGAAGTTTCTGTCAAAGTACCAGTCGCTGTTGCGAGATCTGAGTAGATGGAGAATACAACTGACGAACCTGGCATTGCTTGCTGTACTGGCTTGACATCAGCCAACGCACGCATCACTGGGATGGAGCGAAGCGCCATACGGACGTATTGATCGTACGCCGTCTGGACGAGGTTGCTGATTGTCGAAGACGAAGTAAGCGTACCTGTAGGAATTGCCACTTATCTTGCCTTTCGGATAGGTTCGGTTAGAGTCCAGACGCTCTAATGATTTCATCCAATTCTTCGCGGCTATTTGCGTTCATCAACTTCTGATGAATCTGTGCTTGGAACTCAGGAGTAACTCCCTGTTCTACAGCATTAGTCATCCGCTGATATGCAGCAGCCTGTTTTGGATCTACATTAGGTGTCGCCTGGTTTGCCTGAGTTTCATAGCCAAATACATCGGCATAGTCCTCAAGCCATTTAGATACAGACTCTTCAGTTGGGTCTATATCCTGTGGGATAAATGAAGCGATCTTGCTATTTACCCCGCGACTAGCGAGGGCATCTTTGATTGCTCGTTCTCTGTTTGCTTTTGCAAGTGACTCATACTGCGCCTTTAGTTCAGCGAGTTCTTTGTCTTTTGCCTTTGTTGCTTTACGCAACTGCTTGACGAGATCGCCACCATCATTGGTGTCAAAGTCATCATCGTCGTAGTCGTAGTTGGACATAGGTCCTTCTCCCTTTGTTAGTTGGTTTCGCAGGCCTCATATAGAATCGGGGGCTTTCTATATGGCTCCTACTACTGGTTTTATATCTCTCTAACGGACCAGTCGTCCCGTTAGCAGGCCTAGAATTGTCCCGCTCGTTCGCGGGCTAGTGCGCCACCTGTTACTCCAGAGGTGCCGCTAAATTGTGCTTGTTCAAGTTCAGTTATCTTGCGACGCTTTTGCGCTGCTTCTACAGATCCTGGTGTTCCAAAGACTTCTGCTTCTGCAGTTGTCTGAGTAAATGGACCCATTCCTTGTTTAGCGTAGATATCTGCAAGCGTTGATGCTCGTGGTAGATACGATGCGATTGTTTGGTAACCAGTACGTGCTTGTTCTCCAGTTACACCATAGCGTTGTAGTTCTTCTGCTCTGGATAGTCCTGTTGCAAGTCCTGCTTGCATTGCACCAGCACCAATCTCAGCAGCAGTAACCTTACGCTTGATATTTTCAATAGCCTTTTCTGGGTCAAGGACGTATGCCAAGATGTCGCCATTGCCAATCTCTGCGCCATAGAACTGTGTTAGAGCATCTCTTACTTGCGGAGCAGCATTGAGAACTCTGCGCTGTGCAGTCTGGATACGATCTTCAAGTTCTACTGGAGATACATCTCCACCAATAAACTTCTCAAATCCTTCTTGACGACCCATCTCACCGCGTGAGTAATATTCTTGTGGTAGACCATAGCGACGCATTACGTCTTGGTATTGGTCTTCAAGACCGATGTATTCAGCCTCAGACAAGGCACGTAATCCTTTGTTGATACGTGCTGCGTTAGCAGCAAAGCGCTTCTTATAGGCATCTGTCTCGCGTAGTTTGATAGTAAACTCTGCTGGAGATATGCCAGACTCAATAAGACTTCTCAATGGTGTTACTAACGCGCCAAGTCCATAGGCATCAAATTGCTGGAACAAAAGATCGTATGCAGATTGACGCGCTGCTTTAGCAGCAGCATCTGCCGCTGCTTTTGCTGCTGCAGCATCTGCAAGTTTAGTTCCCTTAGATAAAACCTTAGTAGAACCATCTGAATAAACAGCGATTACATCGCCAGTAGTCGGATCTGTATAAATAGATACTATTGTTGGTGCGCCTGGTCCTGATGGTCCTGATGGTCCTGATGGTCCTGATGGTCCTGATGGTCCTGATGGTCCTGATGGACCAGTTGGAGTTCCAGAAGGCCCCGTTGGTCCAGTAGGTCCTGTTGGACCTGTAGCACCTGTAGGGAACCCAACAACAGTTCCAGTTGGTATTGATAATGGCGCTCTGTTTATGTTTGCAATTTGAGATGCAATAGATGCTGCGCCGATAGCGCCGCTTTCACCAGCAGCAAGAGCACTTGGTCGAATGTTTGCAGTTGAACCAGCAGCACGTTGTTCAGCAAGTAATTTTGCTAATTCACGAGCCTGTTGTGCTCTGATAATATCTTGGTCTTCAGCCATTATTACCCCTGGAATCCAAAGTCACGAAGTACGCCAAGAACTGAATTGGCAACTTCTTCACGAGCATTTTCTGTATACTGCCAGCGAGAGTCTTTACGTAGCGCTTTCTTGAAATCATAGATATTCATTTCTTTATCCATACCTATAGCACCGCGTAAAGTACCATCATTGAGATCAATCTCATCTGGATTGAGTTCAAGAATTTGAGCCATAACATTTTTGTATGGAGCATAAATCTGCTCTAGGTCATAACCTTGTTGTAGTAATCCCTTGACATAATCTGGAGTACCCTGGGCTGCAATCATACGAGCATCTTGTGCTAGGCGGTTGATATCTAGTTCTCCCGTAGCAAGTTTTTGCAATACTACATCATCGAGAGTTTGACCTGGAAGCACTGATAATTTAGGCAGGATATCTTTGATGGATAGACCATTTGCTTTGGCTACTGCTTGAAGCGCTTGGTAGTTTTGTAGCGCCTGACCTGTATATCCAGATGGTTGAATTCCCATTCCAGTGCCAACAATGCTGGATACTTTACCAATATATGGGGCAATGAATGAATCAATGGCTACAGTATCGTTTTCTAAAAAGCCATCATAAATGCGTGAGACAATCTGATTGATTGCATTCTCATCAAGGTTTGAACCCATTTGACGAGCACGAGTCTGGACATTGCGCTTGATAGCAGCCGTATCCATTGCATACTCAGTCTTGGAAGCGTCTTGACCAGCAGAAGTAAGTTCATTGAACTTAGCACGAGCAATAATACGAGTACGGATAGGCGCTGAGTTCTGTTGCCACCACGTAGTTAGTTTTGCCTGTGATAGGAACTTCTCATCATCCCAACCTTCATTGACAGCCTTGACAAGAAGTTCTCCAAGTTTTGGAACTGTCTTGAAGATATAGTCAGGTAGGTCATACCAGAACTCTGTCTGACGCAAGATTGATTCAAGGTCACGCTGTGATTTTGGTGGAATGTTTGGAGTAGCACCCATAGATGCTTCTTCTCCAGCACGTACTACTGCAGGATCAAATGTGCCAGGTATTGCATTACCAGATGGAGTAAGAGTAGTTCCAGTGTCTTTGTCTGGAGTTACTTTACCTTTACCTTTTGCTGGCGGTGGGGTCTTTGCCTCTTTTGCTGCTGTTTCTTCTGCAGTCTTGGTAGCCTGAAGAGTCACTGGGCCAGTAGGACCTGCTTTAGTAGATTTAATTTTTCCTTGATAAGATTTGCCAGAAGTATCTAATATTTCCTTTTCTGGTTTTTGTGCAATAAGTTTATTTATTTCAGCAATCTCTTTATTAAGACTTTCTGCAGCATCTCTAATTTGCTGTAATTTTGCAGGTGAAAGTTTCTTTCCCTTGTTCTCACCTACAGCGGCTATACCTGTAGAAAGTTGTTGAATGTATAAATCATAGATGCTTTTTTTGGAGCCTATAATCCTTTTGGCTTCTTTTTGTCGCTTTGCAAGATCTTGATTGCGTTTGCGAATTGCATCAAGAATTTTTTTATTTTCTGCAGCAGTCTCTGCTTGAGTTGCTTGGTTTTGTTTGTTTTGGATATCTTGTTCGACGCTCATTAGTCAGCACCCAACGCTTTCATAAATGTCTCGTAGAAACCAAGCACTTTGTTAGCCTTTGCCTCGTCTGTTCCTGATACCTGATCTATTAGATACTGCCCTGCATCAAAGCCACCAGTCGTAGTGGTGGTTGTTCTTTTTCCAGAACGAACAGAAGTGCTAACAGTAGGCGCAGCCTTCTGTGCCTTCTTGACTAATTTGGTATAACGAGCAACTTCAGCAGCATTAGCCTTGCGACCTAACTGGTCTTGGATAACAGCATCGATAAGAGCCTTGGCTTTATCGTCAGTAAGAACTGATATAGACTCTGAGATGTAGGTTCCATCTCCAGTATCGCCCCCGCCATCACCTTCAAGCGCGAGTCCAGCAATAAAGTCAAATCTATTAGGTACATCAATAACAGTTGCTAGTTCAGCACGTTTCTTTTCTGCTTGGATAAGAGCATCATAGAAACGATTGTTGAACTCTCCGCTTACTTTGCCACGATAGATGCCAGCATCTTTGAGTTGTTGTGCAATCTTGGCACGGATAGTAGGAGATGCTTGGCTTAGACCCTTAGCAAATGCTGTGAATGTATCTTCGCCTGCGACGGCTGCATTCTGCTGTGCGCCAGCAGCCTGAGACGAGGCCATAGCCTGTGCTCTTGCTTGGTCAGCAGTCCTTGCTGTCTCTGCCAATTTAGTCTCCTAACAGCGAGGCAAACAACACGTTGTATGCACTCTTTGTATTTTCGTTGAACTCTGATAATTCACGCATCTTGACGATGGTGTCATCCTTGAGCATCTGTGCCAAGAATGTTCCACCGCTGATTACATCTAACGCCTTACGCTCATTCTTGTAAGAATCGTATAGGTCTAACATCTCACGCAATTTACCTTCAGTAGCAGGCATAACGTTTGGCTTAGCCTCTAGCATAGAACGTAGATCGTTGATAGCGTTGATGCGCTCAATAGCCTTTTGGCTACCTTGTGATAGTTCTTCTGCAACTAATGGACGACCTGCAAAGAACAAGGTCTTCCAATCAGTAAACTCTTTGCGTAGTTGGCTACGTTCAAAGTCAGTTCCTACCTGAGTCAAGGACTCTTCGTAGGCGTTCTTCTTTGCGTAGTAGGTCTGCAAATCTGCTGCTGTTTGTACCTCACGTAGGTAGTCAGCAACTGACTTATTACGCTTTAGACCCATATCAGTCATAGTCTTGTACGCATCCCACGAGAATCCAGCCTTATGTGGAATCAAGAATGCTGCACCTTGAGGGAATTGCTTGAACAAATCTTTGTTCTGCTCTACGAAAGCACCTGATTCTTCAGCATAACGGAAGTATGCAACCGTACTTCGCTCTGATTCTGGTACTGTAAATGGAATCTGGTCTGGATATAGTTCAACCCACTTAGCCATTGCAGCGTCATAGTCGCCTGGATATTGGTCAAGTAATTTGTTCCAGAGTTGTTTGAAGTTGGCACGTCCATTGTCACGTACCCACTCAGCCATATCGCTCTTGAGTTGTACCTGTGGTGATGCTGGAGCAAAGAAACCGAATACGAAGCGAGTTCCAAGAATTGCAACCGTAGTATTCTTCACACGTAGGCGATATTCTTCAAGTTCTTGCGCTGAAGGTGGAATTAGGTTTCCAGCCTCATCATACTTCTTAGGTAATCCGTGTCCACCAGCCTCAAGATAGGTAACAGCCTTACGCCAAGCGCTGGCATACTGACTATCGCGCTCATCTTGGTTCATTGCCGCATATAAACGGTTGATATGTGCTGGCAAGAACGCTGAAACCATTGACTGATCTACAGCATACTTACCTAAAGCCAACTGTGTGATGGTATCTGCAGCACCTGGATTGAAGATACCTACAAGATTTGAAACAACCTTGACAGATACACCAGATAATGGACCAGCAAATGTAGGAGCCAAAGAATCTGGGTTGAGAGATGGGGTAATCATCTTCAACTGTGCGCCAAATTGAATTGGCAGCGGTGTCTTGAACTCTGCTGGTACGCCTAAAGCCTGGAGTGCGCCTTGAACTGCACGGTAAACAGGCTCAATACCTGGATAAATGAAGTATGGTTCGCCCTGATCATCCTTCTGAATCCATCCAGAGTGAGTAATACCTTCGTAAGTAAGGCCTGCCTTGACGATAGACTCAGGGTTGTAGCGAACTGCCCTGTATACGCGTCGATAAAAGTCTTCTGTGGCACGGTAGAAACGTGCAAAGTTACGCGATGAGAAGGCAATCTGTGAACGAACTAGTGGATTATCCACATATTGCAACACTTGTGATGTAGCACGTTCTTCAATAGCCTCAGCCAACTTGCGCTTTGCAAGGTTTGTTGCTGCTTCCACCTTGGCTGGCTTAGTTGGATCTACGTTCTTGAGGAAAGAATTGATGTAAGCGTCATAGAAACCAGTCTTCTTCATCTGCTTACGAATCTTTACCATCTCATTGATGACCAAAGGCTCACGTGATAGACGTGCGTTAGCCAAACCTAGCCAGGTCCAGCCTTTTGTCATAATAGATGCGGTGTAGGAACCAGCATCTGCTACTGGAACAAGGGTAGGTCCTATTACATAGGATGGCATATCCTCAAAGTTTTCTGGTAGATCATCTAATGATAAGCGACCAGATATAACATATTGACCTTTTTCGTCATCAAAAACACGCATCTTGTCAAGAAGTTCTGTATTCACTGCGATATTTTCAATATCGTCAACATCGCCTTTAGCAACTACTTCTTTAGCACGGTTGACTACAATCTTTGCGTGCTGCATCTCGTCAATACCCTGCGCTGCAAGACGGGCATTCTTAGTAAACTCTGGATGCTTGATAATCCAGTCATAAACCAACTTGACAGCATCTGGACTATCTACGTTAGCCAGAGCAATAGCGCCTAATTCGTCATTAGCAACGTAAGAAATACGCATCAACCAGGCAATCATTGCTGCTTCGTCTTGATTACCGCGTAAGCCGATCTTTCTGAATCCACGCTCCCCGCGTGCGCGAGAGTACATATTGCTAGGAACGTTGATTTCCAAGGCAGACATACGAACGCCTGTAGCCTTTTGGAAATTGACTGTGCGAGTGATGTAATCGTTACCAGTAACGAAGTTGAATCCACCCTCAGAGACAACGGACAATGTATTGTCAATGTTTCCGTAGGTAATCTGCTCTGCTAGAAACTGCAGTTCTTCATCATCAAGTGGACTTGCACCTAGTTTGGTACGTAGTCTATTGACGCGACCTTCAGAAAGTGAACGAGCCAATATATTGCGGGTCTGCTGTACCAGACCGCCTTGAGTCACATTACGTAATTCATCAATGCGGCGCTCAATATCAATAACTTTTCCTGGATTGAGAACCTTATCGGTTGCTTTCAATTCATCACGTAATGACTTGATTTCAGCCTTAGCATTCCTGATTGTGTCGTCTAGGCCAGCAATTTCTGCTGCATACTTGTCTGCTTCTTTTTTATTGACAATACGCATCACAGCGCCTAGTGGGTTTTCTGCGGCTTGTTCACCCTTGGTAAGTCCTTTACGAACTCCAAGTGCAGTATTGATACGCGTGGAAAGGTAGCGAGACTTAGCCAATCCCCAGGGAGTTACTTGACCGATAGCCAAAGCAACCATCAAATCTTCTGTAGCGTTACGAATAGCGTAACGTGGACCAGCAAGAGTCAAGAATGACCAAGCACCAGTCATCTTATCTACCCAGTCTTTGTTGGCTGTGCCAAGCATTCTGGATACTAATGTACTACGTGCTGCTGCTCTATCAATATCTACAAGGCTAGGAGCAGATACGAAGTTATTGAAGTCTGATGGAAGAGCGCCAACATCTTTGTATTCATCACCAAAACGGCTTGCTTGGAACTTCACATCGCCTTTACCAGTCAAGCGACGGACAATCAACTGTCCTGGCTCTGTAGTGTTGAGGCCACGAATATCAGCAATAGTAGACCAGAGTCCATAAAACATTTCTTTGCGCTCGCCTACATCATCAACAGATGCGAATGTCTGCTGGATTAGTTGGCTGTCGCGCTTTGTCATTACCAAACGAGCAAGGCGATATATCTGCTCTGGAGCATCTTTAGAAGTTACATCAAAAGTATCATCACGGAATATCGGAGCAATAGCAAACTTGCTTTTTGCTCTATCAATGCGCTTCAGAATCATAGCCATCGATGGACGTGCTACTTCTTTAGGATTGTCGTTAGCGCCTACTTCAGCAACAGTGGTCTTCTTGCCGTTGATAATGGTGTTCTTGATTCCATCTGTTGTTGTAGCATCACCAAAGTAGGTGGCTTCTACGTACTTGGAACCCATCTTGTCAATATCAAAAACTTTATTTGCAGTAGTTGCGATAGCAATACGAGTCTTACGCTTAGCGTCAAGCACTGGCATAACCACGCGCTTGCGACCAATACTGCCCTTGATCATCTTGAGAGCATTGTCAGCATTCTCAAAGTAAGCCTGTGCGGTAAGTGCATTAGTTACTGGCTGGTCTGCCTTGAGGAAATCATCAACAACAGCAGGACCAAATTCAGGCGCTAGACGACGTAGTTCTGCATCTGCTACGCGTGCTGCTTCCGCATCACCATTTTTGCGAGCAGTCTTGAGTTCATCAAGTTTAGCACCGTAAGTATCCCAGAAAGCCTTGCCGTTGGCAGATGCAAAGTAATCTTGGAGTTTCTGACCACCCTTAGCAAAGTTGCCATAGAGAACATCTACTGAATACTTAGAAACCTTGTAGGCGTTAGATACCTTACCACCGATAATAAGTGGATCTGCAAATACTCGATAGGCAGCATCGACTACACCAGAGACAAGTTTGTATGCAAGGCCAGAGCCTTCAATTTGCTTAGGTAGAAGTAGGTTTGCTACTTGACGACCTGGAGAATACTTAGAGGCATTGACTGCATCAAGAGTATCTTGGAACAAATCCTGCTCTGCTTGAGTTCCAGCCTTCTTGTATGCAAGTTTTACATACTTGGCTTCCTCTGGAGTAGCAGAAGCCATAATCTTTTCTGGTTCTTCACCAGCAGCAATACGCATTGCGATAGTAACTGCGGTGTTACCAAACTTAGCCTTAGCATCACCAATGCGACCAGGGTTGAAAACCTTGTCACCTTTGTCATTTGCTTCGTCCCACGCATCTGCAAGACCCATTCCTTGGGTAGCACCGATTGCAGCAGTACGATACAGACGTGTTGTAAAGTCTGAAACATTTTGTAAGCCAGCCATCAACTTGCTGCCAGCATTCCATACTGCGCCACCTGTATAGTGCCACGCAGTTCCCAACCAACCTTTCTCAGGCTTGATGGTTGGATCTTCTGTACCAAATGTTGTAGCAAGTGATTGCTGTTGTGATACAGGCTTGGAATTGTAAACTTTATTGGCTACATCTGCTGGAAGATTAGTCAGTTGCTTATGAACGTTTACCGCTTTGATAAGGGCATTGACTTCACGCTTCTCTGCTTCAGTTAGTCCAGCAGCCATTGATGCGGCTTTGAGGCTATCTGACATTAGTTACCTCGTGCTAAAGCCTCTTGATACAAAATAGCAATTTCGCCAGTATCATCAAAAGGTAGTAGTTTGGCTAATGTATCTGA